TGCATCGCCCGTTCCACTTGATTTAGTCAGTGTACCCGAAACAGTGGGTGCGGCACTCCCTGTAGCAATGAGTTGAAGGCCCGCGCTAATCGTGTTGCTCACCGTATAGGTATTGCCGTTATTGGTGTAAGTTGCACCCACAGTTGCATTGCCTGATGAAATGGCAAATACATAACTTCGGTTGAATGTACCGCTAGCCCCCGTCAAAATTGAAGTGATTGGAGCAATGGGCAAAAAGGTGGATGTGAGTTGCGCCATCAAATTGGCAGTCGTGCCATCATCTAGGACATTAGCCCCCGTGGTGTTAGCTAGGAGTTGCGCCACTTGGGATGCCACTACGGTGGCTTGTCTCATCACTTTATTGTTGAGCGCTGAAGATGCCACCCCCGATTGATTGCCAATCGTGAGATAGGGGCTTGCCGCGTACGCAACCTGTGAAAGAACGTTGGCGCTTCCCCCATCAGAAAACGGTAAAAAATCATTTGATCCAGCCATAAATTTTCCTTTCTTAAAGTCCTGACAGTTGCTTGAACGATAAAGCCGCTGTCAGGACTCACCTCTAGGTTTATCACCTAGAAATTTTTTCTTTTACGTTCCTGCTAATTCAATTCCCCATGACCCCGTATCCCACCCTTGCACATAGGCATTATCAAGATCCCAACCAAAAAGAGGATTGGTGTCTGATGGCACTATGTATTCAAGAATCTCAACCCCTTCAGGCTTTAAAGCTAGATATCCACCCTCTAAAAGCGCAAGCGTGAGTGCATCAAGTGGATAGCCTTGTAAAGCCACCACCATCGTCATGTCCTGGTTATCTTGAATGAGCAGATTTAAATTGGGAAACAAAATCGCCCAAATTGCATAAGCTCCTTCAATTATTCCATTCCAATTATTGGATGCAATCGTCGCTAAAATCAGAGTGAGGTACACACTGTCAGGCAGTGAGGTGATGGTGCTTGCGCCAGGATTTTGCCAAATGCCTGAATCCCAACCTAAGGTGACTGTACTATCCCATGAGAAAAAGACACCAGTGATGGGGATGGAAACGTTTCTAGAAACTCCCACCCACTGTCCAATGATGTCCAGTTGATTGCCCACGGGTGGCGTACTGAGATTAAAAAGGGTTAACATCTCCTGAAAAAGAGCCTGCACTTGCACTTGAGTGGAAACATCCACCCCAATCATCGCGTTGAAATTAGGTTGTCCCGCGTGCTCAGAGGTGACTAAATTCTGATAATCTTCAATATCGCTCATGTAACAACCGTCACGTTGGTAGAGGGATCACATACCGTGATTTCATTGAAGTTGAGCGCGATGTTGGAACTACCTAAGCTACCCCCGTTTTTACTGATTTCAATGCCCGACAAGGTGTAAGTCCCGTACGCGGGTGTCCCTACTAGATAAGCGGCAATGATCAGTTGAGTGATGATGACCGTGCCGCCAATGGGCACCGCTAAGATCGCGGCACTCACTGCATTTTGAATGAGCACTTCATAATCAGTGGACCACCCAACCAAGGGCACAAGCGTGACTTGAGCGGCAATAGTGGCATCCGTTGCGTAATAAAAATTAATCGTGAGAGGCATTCCATGCGAATCGTAAGTGACGACTGAAGTCGTGCCGTAGGTTCCGCACCCGGGTGTCTTTGTCAGCTGGATGGCCTGAGCAATAGCTGTATCCACGCCACCATTGGCCACAATTGAAATGCTGTGAGCGGGAATGCCGTTTCCATCCGTAGTGCCTGTATCATTTTCATAGCCCTGTACAGCGGTGACACCTGCAACGTTAGCCACGGCCGCCTTAGTTCCATCAAAAACAGTTTGGGAAGCAATCGCAGTTGAAATCGCTTGTCTAGCTCTCAGTTGTGCATCCGTTTCAACTGGGGCACCTAAAGTAGCGGGTGTCGCGTTATTCACACTCTGCCAGCCTTGAGTGGGGGTATAGAGCCCTGTGATGGTGTTAGCGAGTGCAGCGATGGCACCAATCGCAAGAGAGGTTCCGGTGACTGTGATCGTTCCTCCTGATGGGATGGTTGTTGTGGGAATGCTCCACTGTTGTTGAAGACCGTCAATCGCAATGGCATTCGTGAGGACAGTGCCTGCCTGCCCCACGATAGTGAGTTGAACGGTGGAATAGGTGGCTATCCGCCTTTGAAGTCCGTTGATTTGAACGACGTTAGAAAGCCCAACCCCTTGAGCCGTGGTGGGTGAAAAGGAATTGTAATTGGAATTCCCTTGAGCGGCGACATCATAAAAAGCTTGAGCCAGGATGGCAAGGAATTGTCCATCTTGAGAGTCATCACCCAAGTACACATCACTGCCATAAATGCTTTGATACTGAGCAATCAACCACGCTTGAAAAGTGGGAAAATCACTGTAGTGGTATCCAGCTGCATCAATATAAACTAAATCAGTAATGTCCATGATGGATATCCTTCAAAGGTTGGCAATGTTTTGCATCTCCACTTGGGTTTGCCCAAAGACGGTGTCAATGGTTGTGGTCACTGAATAGGCCCGGGTGTCAGGGTCAATCGTGCTGGCAAAACTTGCGATGTCAGTCACAAACTCGGTATTGGAGATTTGATTTTGCACGGTCAAATCAGCGGTGGCTTGAGAGTGGTAGCCCATGATGCCCTCAAGAGTGGGCATGCCTTCAGTCGTATTTAAATACCACTCGCCTTCCCAAAGAAGCATTCCGGTCTGAACGATTTGACCGACACCAGCGGGGCTATCGATGAAAAAATTCTGTTGGCCTGAACCGAATGCATAATCACCTGTTGCGGTCTGCATCCTCACTCTCATGTGAGTAGGGCCCCCGTGCCCGTCGTCTTATAGGCTGTGAGGCTCGCTGCATAGGCTGTCAGTGCCGTCACCAAGGTGGCAGCGGCACCAGCGGTCACTACCGCAATGGGATCGGTGCTAGCCGTCGTAGCGAACGCTGAAAGATCCGTAGTAAGCGTATTCATGAGAGTGATCATACCATTGAGTATGGTCAAAAGGTCTTGGGCCGTGTTGGCCATTTTAATTTTGCCGGTGGTTGTCACTAAATTGATTTGACCCGATGCACCAATTGAAATGAATTCAGTGCCCAAATAGTTTCGAAGTTGGACATCGGTGGCACTGATAGCTGGAACCACTTCAGGCTGTGAATAGGGGCCAGGGATTGCAAACCCATCTGAAAGGTCATGCATGCGGTCTTCAAGCGGTACACCTATACCGCCGCTTTGCCACCAAGAGTCAATGCATCGGTTTGCAATGACAATGAGTACCTCATCCCCAATAGCTAGCGGGAAGGTTAGGACAAAGCCACCTCCCTTGGGAAAACAGATAGGTACGTCCACAAGTAAGGGCAAGTTCACAAAAGATTCAGCCCCAGTGGAGTCAGTGACGACACCTTGAATGACGGGCTGAGCTTCAATCGTCATGGCTTCAAGATCGATACTCTCGATAATGGCAGGCATCGCTGTCCAAATATTGGCTTGTCTACCGTCCAGCATAATTCGCGCAGCGGTTTCAGAGTCATTAAGTAATTGATTACTACTGCCCACCGTAACCTCCCTTGACGCTATTGAGCGGATTGGAAGAAGGGTTGATGCCTAAACACACAAGATTTGTGTACCAAGGCAAACCCCGGTTATCCCCCTCATGCTCTGCAACCAAAATGTAGTAAAAGCCATCATTGGTGAGAGGCACGGGTGTGTTGGCAGGACTCCCTGGCACAAACTGGTTCAACTTATATTGTTGAATAGATTTATTGTCGATTTGCACCCTGCCATGGCACTTAAGGCCAGGATTAAGTAAACATTTTGCATTGATCCCATCAATCGTTTGTTGGGGGGTGCCGATCATTCCTGTTTTAGAGCTCAGTACGATCGCAGTGCCAGGCAAATAAGAAGCTTGAGGAATGTATACAATTTGTTGATTTTGAATGGACCATACGCAGTTACTTGAATTGGCAATTTGCCTCACGTAATCGCGTGAAGTGCCATACATCACTTTCCCTCTTGGAAGAGCAGGGGTTGAAGCACCTACCGGCACTGTATTCACATATCCTTGAGTGACACCATTTTTCGCAAGTGATGCAAACGCCGCATTCAAGTGATCGGCTTGAGTGGATCCCTTAGCGATGGTGGTATTGACGATGGAATAATTGTAAGCCTGATCCCCATCACCTGCAATAAAATCAATGAAAGTATCGGTGGAGCTTTCACGTCCATAAAAAGACTGCTTAATGTTACCTTGGAAAATCACACCATAGTTACTTGCATAACCAGCTTGCAAAACAATTTTTGTGAAGTCTTTTAACTGATATCCCAGTGCCGCAAGATCAGCGTTGTACACCCGGATATCAGCTACGTTGGGTGTCATGATCCCAGACCGCTTGATAGCAAACTTGCAATGAAGCTGGGAAAGATCAATCCCCGCTCCCTGCCCTGTTGAGATGACAAGCTGAAACACGCGCCCAAACTGTTGTGAGGGTTGAGCTTGAAGGGCGAGACCCATTTAAGAAGCCACCTGAAAGTAAAGATTCGAATCCGTTCCCAGATTATCTAACGTAGGCACGCTATCGGGTTGAGACCCATTGGTGAGGACGTAAAGTCCTCCCCCAATTCCAAGATAGCCCAAATTATTTAAAATATTAGCCCCCGTAATCAAGGG